AAAATGAAGTAGTTAAGAGTGAAGTAAAGTTAGTTACTCCAGGTGAGTATCAAGTAAAATTCGTGGAAGCAAAAGACTTTTTAAGAGGTCCATTTCCAGGAACAAGTTTTGAATGGATTTTCAAAATAGTTGATGAAGACGATACAATCATTACTAAATTGACACCCAAGACATTATCGTCAGCATCCAAGATGGGTGTTTGGTTATCTGATATGACAGGTAAGACAACTAAAGAGTTAATGGATATTGATGATGTTGGCGGTTTTATTAATGATCTAGAGGGATCAAGATTTACAGCTGTGATAGAAAATGAAGTTAAGGAAAAAGGGACATATAATAAGTTGCTGCAAGTTCTGCCACTTAAAAAAAAATAGATAAATGTTTTTCCCCCTCTACTGACGAATTGTGTTCGTCAGTAGAGGTTTTTAATTCAAGAGGAATAGATGATGAAATTATGGAGATGGGACAGAGTAATAAAAAATAACCCCAGCTGCATATATATAGTTAGAATGATACTCAAACCAGACACTACCGCAAACAAAGAATTTATTGCCAAAGATGCAATTGAGCATTTGTGCAAAGTTAGCCCAGAGATTAAAATATTGTTCGCTGCTGGAGATGCAATATATACAACAGGAAAGAAAAGTAGATTGAGTAAAGAAAAGTGTTTGAAGATATTAGGATGGACTCATACAGACAATGCAAGGTTTGATAGATTATTTGCTAATTTACAAACGATACTAAATTAAAGTATAGGAGAAAATATTATGTGTGAAGAAAATAGAGAATTGAATAGAGAATTGAATTTAAGTGGATTAATACCACATTTCGTGGAATTGATTCCTTTGGGCATTGCTTGTAAAAACAATGCAGATGTCAAAGCTTTTGTTGCAAAGTTATTGGAAATTATAGAAGATCTAAAAACCAATCCAACTTATTCTGCGATTAGAGAAGAGTATTCCAAGCTTGGTGATGGAAAGTTTTTAGCAATGTTGGTACAGTTGCTGAAATTGTTACCCACTATTCTGCCATTATTTATGGGAACAAAATGAGAGAATATAGATTAGGTAGATTACCCTCAGATCATAATGATAAAGTCCGCAGGTTACAACTTGCGGACTATTATGCTCTACCCACTGTCCCCCCCTCGACTAATTGGCGTTCTAAAGCTGCAGCAAGTTTGAATACCGTGCTTGGTAATGATCAACACGGTGATTGCGTCGTATGTGCGGGTGCCCATATCGAGGGGGTGACTAGTGCTAATTCTGAGAAAGCAGAAAGGGTATATACCACTAAAGAAATTGTTGATATATATTACAAGCTAACTGGTGGAGCTGATAATGGACTAAATATGCTCCACTTTCTAAAATATTGGCAAAAAACTGGTATTCTTGGACATAAATGTGGTGCATATCTAAGTATTCCAAACGATATGAACACAATTAAAAGTTGTATTGCTATTTTTGGGACAGTTTTTGCAGCATTTGCTCCAGTTCCCCAAGATTGGATGGAAAATCCCATATGGAATAGACCAAGTAGAGGAGCAGGCGGACATGCAATTGCTTTCGTTGATTATGACGAATCCTATCTCTATGTCAGTACTTGGGGGGAAATAAGAAAAGCAACAGCATTAGCATTACCAATTTTTGATGAAGTTTATGTTGTACTTGATCCTGATTGGATTAAAAATGCTCCAAATGGATTTGATACTGCCAGTTTAATTAAAGATTTTAATAGTTTAGGTGGCAATGAGCCAGTACCACCCGTTGTGGACCCCGTAGAGCCACCGCCTGAGCCACCAAAGCCAGAGCCAGTCCCAATAGATACTAATTGGTTAAAACTCATACTAGATATCATTAAAGCGATTCTGGAGGTATTCAAGAAATGAAAATACATTATTATTTTTTTATTATGTTTTTTGCTTGGGCTGTAGCAGCACAAGGCGATGAAATAGACAATTTGGTTTTAAAAGTTAGAAATGATAGGATAGCTATATCAACCGCACAGGCAAACTACGCCAACAGTGTAAGAGCATTGAATATTTATCTGTTGGGCAATGTCGTAGTTGTGCCACCTCTTGTTGTTCCCGATCCAATTGTTGTACCGCCAGTTAAGCCAAGGGTTAGCGTGAAAGTATATGGTAGTGAGAGCTGCGCCCCTTGTATTGCAATGAAAAATGTTGTTAAGTTACTGAAAGAAGCTGGGCATTGGGTGGAATATACAATAGATGCTACAGGAATAGAAATAGTGGCTACACCAACCATTGTGTGTTATGTAGATGGTAAAGAGGTGAGTAGGGTAGTAGGATATATTGGATTGGAATCCATGACAAAGTGGATTACCGATACTGAAAAATGGGCAGCTAAGTAATACAACTTGAATGGATTAAAAATGGACAAATACGATGAAAATATATGTAGAGCCAAACATGATGGGGTAGATTGTAAATTGAACAGTCACAATTGGGTTTTTTCTATTGTTATTACATTGCAGCTTGCCTGTTTTGGTTTTATGGGCTGGCTCAGTACTAAAACTATTCAAATAGAAGTTGGTCAGCAGATTCAAGACAATAGAATAGATAATATAGAGAAGGAAATAAACGAAAAATTAAATGTTATTTTAACTAATAGTAATAAGTTAGATATTATTTTAAAAAAAATGGGAGAAAAAAAATGGGATTGAATCCAGTACAACAAGGTATTATTGCTAAAATAATTGCTAACATGCTTAATCCGCCAGTAGTAGTTAAGCCAGAATTAACGGCTGAAGAGAGAGCTGAGAAAGCATTGTTAGCAACAATGGATCAAAAACAAGTTGTTGTTTATATGACAGAAAAAAGAAAGAAAAAACTTGAGGCAGATTTAGCAGCTACGGTTAGCGAATTAAGCGTATTAAAAAATGAAGAGATACTGGAGACAATCTAATGGCCACATTAACTTTTGATGCTAGCGTAGACGGTAATCTGTTGAACCCACTTAATTGGGCACCCAATCATAATGCGGTTCCTACTCCTGGCGATGATGCCGTAATTGCTGCCGACTGTGATATTGACCCAGAAGTGGCATGTCCTGGGCAATTTAATTGTATGTCTTTATCTGTGGGCAACTTTCGTTGTCATATAGCGAGCGTTTATGCTGTTAATGCTAGAATCCAGAGCAATATTACGGTTCTTGAGGGTTCCAGCCTTAGCCTCAGAAAATTAAGTCTTAATGTTACTGGACCATACATTTTTACTAACTTACGAGCCACCCCAACAACAACTACTGCTACCTTTACTCTTGGCACTTTTGGTAATATTGTAACCTCATCTTCATTAATAATGGATTCATTTTCTAATGATAGTTCTAGTACTACAGACATCGCATTTAATAAAACCACTACCAATGGTGAAATATTTATTACGGGCGATTGTATTATTAAGAATGGCTGTGTTTGTAAAGATACACAGGTGGAGATTAACGGAAATGTGACTGTTATCGGTGGAGTATCTACCGGCACAATGTTTCAAAACGATATTTTTGTTTGTAACGGCGATGTTACTCTATCAAATTGCGCGGCCATTGAAAACGCTTCCGACATGGTAATTTCTGGAAATCTTACGGTTGGAAATGTATCTGGAGTTGCCTTTAATCTTGGTTCATTAGATTGTGCGGCGGGAAATGTTGTTATTGGAACCGTTGGGTCAATTTTTGCGTCTGCAGTAACCGGTGCTATCGTAGTTAATAGTCTAATAGTTGGCAGTATTGGTAATAGTCTTGCTCATGGTGCCTCTGTTCTTAATGTTAGCACCTACATAGTTACTGGTGCAATAGGTACTGCTGGTGATTCGGCCATAGTGGGCTCATCTTCTGTAACTGTTGGCACTTATTTCTGTTGTGGTGGAGTTGGCCAGTTCTTTATTTCGGGCGGCACTTCTTCAATTGTGGCGGGCGAATATATTGAGATTGGTTATGTTGGATTTGTCTTAAAGGGTGCGGGTTTGCCAACTATTGACACCCCCTTTATGTACCTTGGCTCTCTTTATAATTCACTTGGTCCATATAAGATTACTACCAGAGCTATTGGACCCTGGAGAAAGTGGGCTACATATGTAGATAATACTCCTGTTAATCATATAAATAGTTTCGCATTAACTGATACGACATCATTACCATTACCATTAGGAGGATCAATGGGATATTGGAGAGTAGAAGCTGTCACCGGATCATTGAAAAGAATAGGAGCTATGAAATTATTATGAGTGATAAAGATATTTTAATTAGAAGAAGAGGTAGTGCTGGCAAGAATATTATTGCTGCAACAATTGTTGTTCTAGAGGGCACACAAAGGACTCCACCACATACATATAAGACTAGCAAGGGAGAGTATTGTGCAACTGATAGATGGTTTGATATGTGCGCATTAGTTTATGATTCTAGTATTACAGATAATGAAATTGTAGATCATGTAACAGTTGGTACTCCTGGCGGTAGATACAAGCCAATGTTGGCATTACAAGGTAGAGATTATTCTGTTTATTATCCTAATTCTACTGAAGCGGATTATAAAGCAATAATGACAAGTGGCTCATCAGGTAGATGGCTGCATAGATGGTCACAAAAATCCAATTATGTGAGGTTTTAATATGGGTGTTAGCACAGGTAGAGATGCGAAAGGTAGATGGTTGCCAGGAACAAATGGTTGTCCATATAGTGGTGAAATTAATAGATTAAGGCGCAGTTTATATAGAGCATTAACTAATAATAAAGCATCTGCTATATGGGATAAGATGATTGATATGGCAATTCATGGGGATAAAGCAGCTGCACAATTAATTATGACATTCGCAGGTGTTCAGATTAAAGAAGAAAAAGAAAAGATTATAGTGGTAGAGAAAGAACAATCACCCATGTTTGAGAGGATACAAGCATTAAATTAACTCCAACGCTATTAGGTAGAATCATAAATCCTTGGTTTAAGACTCCAAGCCATGTTATGACAATGGAGAAAGATATACTAGAGTTCTTTGAAAATCCGATTACAAATAGAATGATTTTTGCGTATCCTGTACGGCATGGCAAAAGTACCATGTGCATGTTCTTAATGCCATTATGGAGGATATTAACAAATCCTGAAGAGCATATTTTATTAGCAAGTAGAAGCAAAACATTTAGTTGCGAATGGGTTAGCCAAATTAGAAACATATTAGCACAATATGGAAAAGAATTAACTGGAGTGGAATTAGATCCAACAAAGAGAACAGAGTCCCATGTAAAGATTAAAGACCACAGGGGTGAGATTAGAGCAATAGGTGTGGGATCAGGTTGTGCTGGTTTTACTTCCACTCTAACTATTATTGATGATGTTTATGAAGATCAATTCCAAGCTAATAGCCCAACACAAAGAAAAAAGATAGAGGACTGGCTTAGTGCTGAAATAACAAATAGAGCTACACCAATGGAAGGTAGAGAGCCCAAAATTTTAATGTGTGGCTCACTTAGACATCCAAGCGATATTAGTGCAACATTAGTAAAAAGTTCTATTGATTTACCAGACACAAAGAAATGGAATTATAAAAAGTATTCAGCAATACAAGATGATGGCACGGCATTGTGGCCTGAACAATTTGGATTAGAAAGATTAGAAGATATTAAAAGAGAATACGAATTACAGGGACAGAGCTACTTATTTGAATCTTTATATCAATCCAATGCATGTGCAGATCCAAGTGCAATTGAATACCCAGCAGAGTATTTTGGAGATCATATATGGTATGATCATGAAGTAGAAAATGTATCATATACATTCGGGGCAGTAGATCCAGCCACAGGAAAAGGGGAGTCAGGAGACTACAGCTGTGCTATTTCAATGCTAATGGATAAAGATGGACATTGTTGGATTGATGATAGTTTATTACTCAGATGTCCAATTACAGAGTTTGAATCCAGGACTGTCACATTTTTTGAAAAGAATTATCCAGATGCATTATTAGTAGAAACAAATATAGAAACTGGCTATGCACAAAGAATGCCTGATTTGTTTTGGAAAGAGACTGGCAGACAGTTATATATGAATGTAATACATCATACTAAAGCAAAAGAAATAAGAATAAGACAAGCTTTAACTCCATTATTATATCAACACAAATTGCATTTTAGAAACAATAAAAACAATAGATTAGGGATACAACAAATAAAAGAATTGTGGAGTGGGACACACGACGATTATCCTGATGCTATTGCTATGGCTATCGAGTTAATGAACACATTTCTAGGAAAGGAAATTAGTTTATGTTAAATACTTATGTAATGGGGCATCCAGCCGTTGTGGTTTGCAGCCCAAATAGAATTGAATTGGTAAATGGACAATGGAAATTAGAAGATATAACTGTTGAGTTTATGCGTGCTAGATTGAATCTACAACCACTATGGAATCGCAATCATCAAGAGTTAATAGTAGATGGATTAGAAGTGGGCAAGGCAAGGAATGCAGCGGCACAAGAAGCAGTTAAAGTTGGAGCAGAATACTTATTTTTTATTGATAACGATGTAATATTAAAACCACAGACACTAAATAGATTAGTATGGCTAGCAGACAACTGGCCTGATTATGGAATCTTTTCAGGAGTCTATTGTACTAAGACACCTAACTCTGTTCCATTGATATTTAAAAAGGTAGAGAATCCAGGACATGGGGAAGTGTTTTGGGATTGGACACCAGGAGATTTATTAAAAGATGATATATTAGGATGTGGCATGGGTTGTTGTTTAATAAGAGTATCATTATTAAAAGCAATGCTAGATAAATATCCTGATGCTCCACTATTTGAAACTGTGCCACCAACTATTAATGGAAAAGGATGTAGTGAGGACATATGGTTTTGCACAAGAGCAAGATTAGAATTTAATTCAAAGATAATGATTGATACAAGTTTAATATGCAATCATATAGATAAATTAACTGGGACTATGTATGGGTTGCCAGCAGATTCGCTACCAGCCAGAAACTATTACGCCAAGTACCCACAGGAGTTGCCAAATGAAGAAGACCAAAGAAGAGAAGAGATTGAATGTACAACTGAAGGAAATGAAACAACTTCAAATACAGAATCAATCATCCATAATTAGCAATAGAATTGATAAATTAAAAAGCGATGGAGTTAGGTTCGAAGAAGATCCTATCTTTGGTTACCCTATTGATTGGAATTGGGATTTAGGTAGCAATGTTCCAGTATCCGCATTTCCAAGGGAAATGTTTGTAGATAGACCCACTACATTAAGAACACAAATTGCACAAGATGCAATTAGATTTCAATCAAGAGTTTGGTATGAAACCTGTCCACAATACTCAGGCGTTATTAACCATTTAAGAAATTTCATTATTGGCACAGGATTAACTATTGATGTTGTTACTAATAAGAAAGAAGCTGCTGGTGAAGAATTAGATACAGAGATAGATGAACAGGAAAAGCCAGATGAAGTAATAAGTGGTGAAGATGAATTGGCAACAGATGTCCAAGATTACTTAGATGATTTTTGTAAATACAAACAGAACAAAATTCACAAGCGGTTATATGATACTGTTCTTAATTATTTTAGAGATGGGGAAGATGCCATTAGATTGTTTCCTGATCAGGATGGAGTAAATGTTAGATCTGTTGATACAAGCACGATTAGGGGTCCTAACAATGAAATAACAGGACCTTGGTCTTATGGTGTTCTAACTAGTTATCCACATGATTATGAAGATGTAAAAGCATATCATGTTTGGTACGCAGATAACAAGCATGAGAATGTATCCCCATCGTTATTAAAAATGCTTAAGAGCGAAACTACTGGTAGCAATGTAAAACGGGGCGTTCCACTTGCTTATAGAATGCGCAAGCAAATAGAACAACTAATTAAATTAAGTGATTGTACTGCAATTGGTGAAGCTGCTAGACAGTCTATTCCATATTTAATTCAGTACCAATTACAACAGCAAGGAACAGTGCAAGGACAAATTAATAGTCGTGTTCCTAGTCCATATGGCACAAATGCATATGATAGTACTAATTCTAAAGGTGATGCAAAAACTAATATATTACCAGGAGAGATTAGACATATTGGCCCAGGTAAAGAATTCGTGCAAGGACCAACTGGTAGCGATTCTACTTGGGCTTATCAAATGCTTTGCCAACAGATGGCTACAGCAGTTAATTGTCCAGCATGGATGATATCAGGTACAGCCAATGATACAAATTTTAGCTCTAGCTTAGTAGCCGAATCGCCATTAGTTAAATTAATACAACATTGCCAACAACAGGTTACTGATTATTATAAAGAGATAATGGAAGCAGTAGTTGAGATTGGTATTGCCAAAGGAATGTTCCCAATTGATACATTGGACTTAGTAGATATACATTGTGAATTACCAAGCCCAATAGCCCGAAATATGAAAGATGAGATAGAAGTTGATATTAATTTAATGAAAGAGAATCTTTTATCACCACAGCATGTTTGTGCAAGAAATGGATTAGATTTTGAAGAAGAACAAGATTTAATTAAAATTGCTGAAGAATCAGGTTGGGAGAAACAACAGGAGATTGATCCCAATAGTGAAGAGGCAAATGCTAATAAAGAAGGAAATACTTCACCAGAAGCAGAAAAGAAAAAATTAGAGGATTAGTTATTTTATCTAAATTAACACTATATAACAATAGGGCGGAATTATGGTATTAGAATTATTTGAACAAGTTGTGATTGACAGACCCAGGATCGATAAGAATGCTGGTATTATCTATAGAGCCCATGTTCTAGGGCTAAAGAGTAATAATGGATACTCTTACGCTATTAATGGATTAAAATCAGTGTATTCAAAATATGAACAAATGCCAGTATCTATTGATCATGACTATGGTAGCTCCCAGCCAACAGTGGGCCGTACTTGGGGTACTCTAACCAATCCAACATGCGATGAGGAAGGAATATGGGCAGACTTACATTATCTAAGATCACACCCACTAACAGAACAGGTTATTGAAGATGTCGAAAGAGGAACGGGTCTTTTTTCTTTATCCACTGTTAATGGCGGTGTAATTCAGAAAGGTAGAATAATAGAGAAGTTTAGCCCAATGCGTTGTGATCTTGTTGTAAAAGGCGCAACTACTAGAACATTATTAGAACAGGAACATATTATGGAAACAATCATAGAAGAAGTAAAGGTTGGGGGATGCTCTGAAGAGCCAGTAGTGGCAGAGCCAGTAGTTGTGGCACAAGTTGTCACCTTTGAGCAGTATCAATCACTAGAAACAAAATGTAATGATCTAATTGCAAAAGTCGTAGAGCTTGAGAAACGATTGGAATTACATAATGAATATTTATCACCCAAGACCACATTAGAGCAAACTATTGCTGCTACGGTTGCAGGGATTGATTTAAAAGAATTTTGGAAATCTTAATAAAGAGGTAAAATTATGGCAGCGTCAAATTATGCTCCCGCAGCGGGAAACATTGAAGTAATTAGTGGTCCTAATGATAATGTAAAGAAAATTCCCATTATCGCAACAGCCCAGCGTTCTTTCCCAGTTGGAACACCCTTGTGGCTTTCCACCAGTGGTAATGCTGAACCAAGTTTAATGCCAATCGCAATAGCAGTTGGTAGTGCTAGTACTTATACTGATGTGATTACTCTAAGAGCAGCGTTTGCTCCTATTTTCTTGGGCTTTAGTGCTGAGAACAGGATACCACAACAGTTTGCTGACGGTAGCAATAAGTTTTCAGCAGCTGGCCCAGCTCCCACTGCATTACAGTGGAATGATGCTAGCAGACCATTTATTTCCGTATGGGATAAAGGTGTAGCACAAGCACAAATTAATCAGGGTGGTGGCAGAACAGTTACTACGCAATTAGAAGTTGGACAAATGGTTAGTTTAATGACTTTCCAGAATGAAGCTAGCTCTGGTGTATATTGCCCAGATGGCACGCTACAAACTGATACTAAGTTTTATGCATACATGAATGAAGTAGAGATCACAACTGTTACAGCACACGCTATTGGCGTTATCTGTGAAAGAGCCCCCGTAGGAGCAACTAAAGTTAAATTCACATTCAACGCTCGTGTCACGAATCGTGCATTAGTAGCATAACATATAAAGAGGTAATAAAAATGTCAAGACGAGAGAGTAAAATTAAGAAGTTATTTGAAACCAGTATGGAACAAGGTGGATTGCCCGCTTTCCGTGCCAACTGGGAACAATCCATTGGTATTGTTACCAATGAAGATGGTAATAAAGTTTTAGATAATTCTAAAAAAGAGATTGATTATAAAGATTTTGAAATTGGTAGAGTTTGCCAAACGCTTATGGGTAATGATTGGCGTAATACTTTTGAACAGAATTGGCAAGCTGCTAGTAGACTTAGATTTGAATCTGGTGGTGGAACGATATTACCAGGATCACTTCCATATGTTAGTGCAGCCATTGATACGGTGGCAGGGCTAGCCAACGCTCGCGCCCTTGACCGACCATCTGCCCCGCAGTTTATATGGGACAGTCTTTGTTCAGTACAAGAGGCAGTCGGAGAGGGTGGATACGATGTGATAATTCGGCCAGCCGGTACTAAGCCATCTACTGATTTAGCTGATGGACAACAGTTGCCAACCACTCAATTAAAAGGTAGCCGTGTTCATCGCAAACGGACTAAGAATCAGGGACTAAGGACTAAAGTTAATCTTTATACTGTTCTTGATGATCTAACTGGTACTCTTTATCAAGCAATTGATGAGGTATCTGATCAAGTACTCAATGAGAGAGAGCGGAAAGTTATTGATTGTTTATGCGGTATTTATGATCCACAGAACGAAGGCGTTATTTATGTTGAACAGGATGGACAACAGTTTTTCCCATATCAATATGCAGTCGGTACTACGCCAGCTCCTGATAATGGTGTTGTTGTTCAAAACTATAAGAACGCTTGTATTAGCACAGGTGATACTTATGGTCTAGGCGATTATACTTGCGTTGAAAGAGCATTTACAATGCTTTATGGTAATAAAGATCCATTTACTGGTTTGCCAGTGGATATTGGTCTTAATGGCATGAAATTCATTGTTGCTCCTAGAAGCTTTATCCAAGCTAAGTATATTATGAATGCAAGAGAAGTATGGCAAGGCAACAGTGCTGGTATTACGGCTGCTTATGGCAAAAATACCATTGCTGCAAATCCCCTTGATGGCATGGGCTTTAGTATTCTTACTTCGCAGATTATGGCGAATCGTTTGAGCGGAGTAGGCATAAGCCAGTATAACGCTTTAACCACGGCTCTACAAATGACGGATAATGCTGCTGATACTTTCTCAACGGCAGATTCATTAGCTAGCTTTTTCCTAATGGGACATCCTGAGAAAGCTATTAAATACTTGCAGAGACAACCATATACGGTTCAGCAAGTCCCACTTGGCAGCACAGAATACGGCGAACAAACTGTTCTCGTACAGGATGTTAGAGAAAGAGGACAAGCTTATTGGGTTGATCCCCGTCAAATGGTACGGATTTTTGCTTAATTAAAAAATTGGTTTCCTTTCTGGGTAGGGGGTAGGATAGGGTATCTTATCCTATCCTCTACTTTTTTATGAGGTAATTTATGGCAATAACAACAACATCACTTCACACTGTATATAACAATTTAGTTACCACTCTGGCTGCAGAAATAGCTTTTGAAGCAGCTAATGGAGCTAAGCCATCTTATTCAGTTGGCAATAGAAGTGTTGATTGGAATGGATATAGATCTAGCATTATTAAACAGATTGAAGATCTAGCATTATTAATTAGTAAAATTGATAGTTTTGATATAACACAACAAGCTATTCCTGGTAATAGAAGTAATAGTGGCGGGTGGGTAATGTAATGGGATTAAATTTAAGTACCGACTATAAAGTATTTAATGAAGGAGATACATCCGTTCAATTAATGAGTGGTACCTATTATTCCCGTACTAATACTCTAACTCCAACTTATAGTAGTTTTAGCATTAGCAATGGAATTAAGTTAGATACAAAAACAGTAGAAGCAACAGGATCTTGGGGCGTATATTGTAAGACTTTTGTTGATTTTGATTTAGCTATACATGATTTTTTTACAGTAAATGATCCTAAAGTTGGCGATTACATTATTGATTCAAGTTTATTAGCATATATTGTAGTAGCAGTTAGAAACCCAGTATTTAGTGATTATTGGGGATTAACAACAGTAGCTCCACAGATAATTGGTGGTGAGATGCTGATTCCAAGAACAGCAATAGAAACAACAGATGCATATGGTGGTAGAACAATAACTCATACAAGTCAGACAGCAATATTGGGCTGGGTACAACCAACTACTCAAAGAGTGGCAGATATGTTTGGCAAGAGGGGTTATGTAGACGATCACAATATTTATTTATTAACTAATGCATGTATTAAATATGGAGACTTAATACAAAAACCAAATGGAATTGAATATGAGATATATGAAGTTAATAACTCAAAAAAAATTGATGAATTACAACAATTGAAGGGAGTTATTAAACCATGATGATCCCTGAGATAATTAAAAGTATTAAATTTATATGGAATAGAAGTGATTTAATTCCCAAGTCTAATATATATTTTCAGAGAGTACAGACAGGAACAGTGGCTCCATATATGAAAATTAATTGTAGTTGTATCGGAGTAGAATCAGTATCAGGAGACGCTGATAATTTAAATACATATAGAGTAGATATACAGATATGGGGCGATGAAAGTATGTTGAATAGTAGTAGTTATTCTAATGCATTATCTACCATGATGAATAAATTACCAGTTAATACTCCATTGGCATTTGTCCCAGGATTTTTACATTGTTTACCAGTTCAAGACAATATTAGTTTAGATATTGATACTAAATTAGGTAATGATATTTTAATAACACAAAGCTCTTGGAATATGTTAATACAAGAGCCAAGATAAAGGAAAATTAATATGACAGCGAATATACAAGGGTCGGTTTTATCATCAGTATCGTTAGACGGTTGTTCCGCTAGCATGATACTCAATCCAATGAGTAATGTAGTTAATCATGCTAATGTTGTGATTGCAGCAGGCGTTACTACTACTACTTGGGTTAATAGTGGAAGTAACTTAATAGCAACAGTAACAATTAGTAATCCAGGCACGGCTATTTATGTTGATGGTCAAAAAGTAGCAATGTATTGGAGTACTGGTGGAAAAACAGAAGGCGTTATTAGTTCAGCTAATACTACATCTTTTGTGGCTACATTCCCAGCTGGAACAGGATGGGGATCAGGCGTTGCATCTTTAACTCTACCAGCAACAAATACAAGTTGTGTTCTATCAATTGCTACTGAGATTGTTGATATGACATTTAATGGTACTAATTGCGTACAGCTATTGATTACCAGTACTCAACCAGGTAGTTGTGTTCTGAGAGCTTCTACTGTTGTTCAATTGGAAAAATATTTAACTAATGCTGGGGATTTCTACAATTACCCAACGGCTACTGGTGAAGCTAGTCCAGTTACTGGTGATGCAATAACTAACGCAGCGGTTTATAACAATTCTTTATTTGCAGCAACTTTCCAAGTTGTCGCGGGAGTATAATAATTATGGCTATTCAAAGATTAAGCGGTCAGACGGGTAGTGTTACCATCAGTGGAAACACATTTGGGGTAACTGAGTGGAAATTAAATAGAGCATATAACAATGCTGATGTTACTGTTACTACCAGTGGTGCATGGGAAGAATTCTGTCCTATTACCCGAAGCTGGTCAGTAGAAATATCAGTACCATTTGATGTCAATGGGGCTAATATTGATGGAGCGTTTGATGTGGCATGTTTCGCTCTAGCTGGGGCTGATGCTCCAGTGGCTTGCACATTTTTACTAAAAGCTGGTAAGACTTATTCAGGCAGTGGATTACTTGAAAACTATACAGTTACTGATAGTGCTAAAGACGCATGTAGAGTAACTTTTAATATCAAGGGTACTGGTGTATTAACTAAAGTTTAATTAAAGTTTAATTAAAAGGTAAAGAGAGGAAATTATGATTGATAATAACAATGTAGAATTGATCAGTCCACCAGGGTCTATTGTATTGGATAATAAGACCTATTTAGTATCTAAGCCCACTGAACGGGATATATTTACTATATTTACAAATGCTAATAAAATGGCTAGAAAATTATTTAATCCCATTAAAGAAACAATGGATAGTATAGAAGGATTAAATATAACGGATGAACAAAAACTAGCCATTTTATTACAAGCACACAAAGTAAAATCTAGTGGAGAGATTCCACTAGAATCTATTAGTGAATATTTAATGAGCCCACATGGTTGTCAATTCTATGCTTGGATTTTAATTAGAAAGAATCATCCTGAAGTAACTCTTGAAATGCTAAAGAAATTCATTACAGATGAAAATGTAATATATATATTTGCAGAGTTAGATGAAGCGTCTGGCGTTAATCTAATTCACAAGAGCATGGAAAACAATGATTTTTTTCCAGTGCCCTAACAACGGGGCAGCATTGGATTGTTAATTATTGCAGTACTGATAGAGGTGCATTTTATGAGTCTTTAATGGTTAATTACTCATGGACTCCTGATATGATTAGTACAATAACAGTATTGCAATTAATGGCAATATGGGGGAGCAAGGAGCCAGAAGTTACAGCAGAAACTATGGCAGTATCAAAAAACAATACTGAATTATTAAAGAGGTTTTTAAATGAGTGAATTAACTGAATTAAGATTAGCAGTATTGACTCTAACCAATGCGTTCAATAATTCCACTACTGGAGCTCATGGTGGTGGCAATGGTGGCAAGGGAGTGGCTGCTGGAGTGGCTGGTGGCGTTATTGAAGGTAGTATTAATTCTAGTGCCACTAGCAAGATGGGCAAAGATATTACTGAAGCTGCTAGATTGATGGGTTCTAAGTTTGATAATTCCATTAAATTAATGGATGTTAGCTTTAGAAAATTCGTAGATTCTTTACACACAGTCTTTATCCAGGGATCAATTGATTTAAAAAGATTATTCAATCCTAAGACTTGGTCAAATGCTACAGACCATAAAAAAGTTGGTTCATTGCAAGCAGAATCTGCAAAGGCGTTTATGGATGGCGCTCAAAAGGAATATGATAAATTAGCCCATAAAGACCCCAAAGCTGAAGCTGAGAAAATAAAAGCATTAGCTCTTGAGGAAAAATTAAACAAATCCAAGAAAAGAGCAGAGGATGGTTGGAAAACTTTTAATGGATTAATTAATAAAGCCGCTTTAACTTTAACTGGATTTGTCGCTGCTGGCCTTGCTGATACCGTCCAGGGATATCAATTAGGATTTGAATTAAAGAGATTAGCATATCAGATTGCTGATTCTGTTCTACCTATTATCCTATCATTTACCAGAAATTTAAAGTTATTAAATAACTATCTAGATAGGCAAAATAGAGATAGAAAGCCAGGGGAAATTGGTGGGCTTGGGGCGACCATTGCTACTGTAATTGCTGCTCCATTTATAATTGCTATTGGCAAGCCACTACTTGGTTTGACAAAATTTCTTGGCACAGAGTTTAGCAAGACTATGGCAATGGTTTGGGGCAAAGTTGGTGGCTTGAGAGGTCTTGGACAGATGGTTGGCTCTCTAGGTGAAGGTACTAGTAGAGGCATGGGTATCGGCTCTAGAGTAGGTGGTACGGGAGTATTGGGTGGAGCGGGATTAATTGGCTCTACTATTGCTCTTGCATTATGGACTCTATATGAATCTAAAAAGATTAAAGATTTTGATGATAACTTCAAGAAAATGAAAATGGGCAAAGAGGGCTGGTATAGAGAGGATACCAAAGAGAGCTTAGCTAAAAAGAAAGCTGAAGCAGACGCGGTTGCAGAAACTCCTTGGAGATATAGAAAGAAAGAATTAGGTAATGGGGATCGCCGTGAATATACCAAAGATGAAAAAGCGGATTTAGAAAAGAAATATTCTGCTGGTAAAAAAGATAAAGCTGAGAAAGAAAAAGCCGATAGACTTGAATCAATGTTAACTACCAGTTTTGGCAATGTTACCCAGCTGTGGGAAAAAATGCAAAGTGAGACAACAGCGAATCCAACATTAGATGTAGCTGAGAAATCATTGGATACTCTTGGTTATTTATTATTAAATATTATTAATATTAAAGAAATTCTAAGTAACCAAAAACAGACAACAGCAGAAGAATTATTAACAGATACCCCCGAACGGTAAAAACCTGAAAGATAAATATGAATACATTTCCAAAATTAGGATACACAGGAATCAGTTGTAACTTTAGCAATGATTCTAATACCGCTACTAGAGAATTCTATGTCAAAGAGGAAGTAGCTCTTAAGACAATGCTAGAGATATTATTAGGAAATCCATATCTCGGAATTCTACCACATGCTCATCCGAGTTTCACAAGTTTTAGATGTTATGATGTAGCAATAACTCCAGTTAATGGTAAATCAGTCCAAGGTAGTAGAGATACTGATACTGATATTCAGGGATTCTTGGATGCTAAAGAACATGTGGTTGGATATAAAGTAGTGGCTACATATAGACCTATTGCTGATGAGGGTAGTATAAAAAATATTACTGAGGAGACTTTTGATTTCTCTGCTCAGACAATGTGCTTAATTGGCAATCAGATGGCAGCAGATAAAGCATCAGGATTGCATTGGGCTAGCGATAATAAATTGTGTATTAATGTTAGAAGCATAGTTAAAATTATTCCTAAAGTAGATATCATCCAGAAAAGAATTTATTTACAAAATGTTCCTGGCTCTGTAGTATATGGTAAAATCGGTAGTATAAATAATGCTGATTTTTCTTTTACTCAATCTAGAAATGGTGGTAATCTTAATGAATGGAAAGCTGGGACTTTATTATTCCTGGGTTGTCCAACTACTAGAAAATTCAGATGGGATGGACAGTTTAATACTGAAGTAACTCTGAAGTTTGCAGCCAATGTATTCAGGGATAAAATATATGGTGGTACAGAGGACTTCGTAACTTGGAATAGATTGTTTAGACCTAAAGAAGGTTATTGGGATAAAGTCCAGATTGGTACAGCCAACAAACTATTATATCCTGAAGTAGATTTCTCTATATTTAACACAATGAAATAAATATGAATACAATTAACCAGGGCGGTAGATTAAATAGAGGCGACTATAACGATTTGGTCAATCGGGCTGATAGCTCATCTAAGTTATCTTTTGCTGGTGCTGATGTTGGTGCCGCTGGTAATCATGTTGTATCCGTAGAGGAATATCAAGAGCCAGGATGTTGGGGAATGATTCTTGGTAATGATGCCACTTATCAGAAGGCTTATATCTGGAAAGAAGTGGTTGGGGCAGTAATTAGTGGTGAAGCTTCATCTTTTGATTGGCCTGAGGAGCCAAGAGCTTCTGATGTTAACTGGGATAGCCGAGGTGGGAATGCTCTAATTCTTAGTAGGGGAGAATGCAAAGATTTAGTTAGAGAGAAGAATGACTTAGCATTAGCAGTTGGACAGATTTGCTGGATTGTTCCATCCTATCTAAATAACCCCACTTGTGAATTTGTTACAGATGCTGAATTCTCAATGTGGGCGAGAGTTGGTGAACAGACTAGCGCAATGCGATCTAGTTTTGCCAGTGATGGAGAACATTATTTTCCATGGAAAGAAGTGCAACAAACTAGTTTTGGTACTTGGGTTGATACCGATAGGTATAAGTCAACTTGGACGGGTACTTATTTGAGAAATCCACTTAGATGCACAATGGATGCTACTTTACCAAAGAAAGATGATATTGTCAGAGTATTCCCCGGAATGATGCAAAGTTATTCTGAAGGTGGATATTTAAAATTTGAGAACATATGGAATTTCAATGCTAGTGGATCAGCTTCTCCATTGATTGACTTCATGTTAAAGACTAACCTGACCCCAGGTAGCTCCGCTGATGCGTATTTATTAAAAGCAGATGGTACTCCTGATACTAGTGCGTCTACTATTGTTGTTCATGATTTACCAGAGACTACTAGGCGGGCATTTGGCAAAAATTCCCACTCCACCAACGCGGCAAAAGGTAAATGCTTTTATAATGAATTAACCAGTAAATATGAAATAGTATCAATGATTGTTCTGGCTAAGTTATGCAAGGCATCTACTGTAGCATCATCCATTAATGCTACAGATGCTACTTTTACTGTTGATAATATTGAAGTTTTAGATGATGGTCAGTCCCCAGTAGAAAGTAGCTCTGCTACTTTATCAGTGGTCAATTGGTGCGCCTGGCAAGCAAATGCTTCAGGTAAGCCAGTAGTTATTGTTCATTGGTCTAGCGGTACCTATGCGTTCTTGCAAGGAGGTTGCTTCCCAGCTCCAACTTCATAATGCCAGATCTACCAGGTGGAAAACTTTGTTGTTGTTGTACCAATACTTGTGATTATGTCAAGTATTTGTTGAATACTGCAATGTTCCCCCAACCAGCATTGAAATATTCAATAGAAGCTAAGCTTGATTGGGGTGGGACTTGGGATTATGACGCATATGGACAGATAGGATCTCAGACAGTATTGTGGTATCCTCATTTAGGGCCAGTAGTAACTCTGATGGCTGGGCCGCCGCCATATAATGTTGGCTCTACCAACGCGGACAACCAATTAGCTCTTAATCATGACTTGTATCCAGAATGTGGAGGAGCAGTACGGGGCGCAGAAATTATATCCAATGGTGCTTATTTTTTAACTCAATGTGAAACTTATTATTTCTGGTACAATAGATGGTCTACTTGTGATAGCCCCGCGTCATCCGTCACAACTAATACAGTTAAATTTACTAATAACCATGCTACAGATTCTATTTGGGTTTGTCAAAATGATGGTACTGGAATAGAAATTACAGCTGGTAGCTCTCATACTTTTTCTGATGGATATAAATGGGTTGATGGACAAGGTGATAAAAACTCTGTAGCTAACTCAGCAAAAAATAAATATAAAGTCCAGAGTACCAGTGGATCTTGTGGTGTTTGCTGCGTATGGCCCTATACTTATGGTGATGAATTTGTTTTAAATTATGATACAGGTACTTGCACACATTGCTATAATGATGTTCTAAATTGTGATGGCAAGCAATATTGTTTCTTTATTAGGTTAGCTTATACTTATGGTAAATTTACCATTTTAGTTGGCTTTGTGTTGTTAGAGCCAAGTGGTAGTACTGGCTGTCTAAAGAAATGTAATTGTTCTACTTTAATGGAATATGAGAGACTTGATGCTGCTAAGTATAAAGTCTATAAATATGAATTAACAGTTACAGGATCATCCCCATCAGTCTGTGATTTACAATATAATGAGCCAAGTTATATATCTACTGCTGGAACGCTGACAGTACCTTGGCCAGTTACTACTTCAGGAACAATAATGTCTTTAACACATGTAGACCTATAATGCATTGTATATTCAAAGATAAAAAATGTATTAATTGTGGATTTATTATCCCTGATTCTTGGGGAATTAAGTCTTGTGTTAATATGTGTCCTATAGATCCACCACTTGAAGTACAATTAGCAACTGCAGATAGAGATTTTGAAACCATTGCCAAAAATCTTGAAGTTTGCAGACTCTGTGAATTCTGGTCAATAACTAGATGCGTCAAATGCGATTGCCCTAGGTCAGCTCCTATGGCTTGGGCAAATAGGGTAAATATGGGTAAATGTCCTATGGGAAAATGGCTATAATCTGCTATTTAAATTGAATGTAATAGTTATGTAATCGAAAAGATTTCGAAAATAAAATTGAAAGTGAGATTGATATATTATAGTAGCAACTGGCATTGCTAACACAATTTACAATTTAGACAACCCCCATTATTCCGTGCCAGCGGGTAGTGGGGGTTGTTCTTTTTTAGGAGCGAATATGGGCGCAGCAACAGGCGAAGCAACCGAATTTACACAGAAAGAAAAAGATTATATGATACACATGGCACGGGTCATGGGTGATTTATATAACGAAAAACAAGTGATTGATTGGATTTTACAGAAAATGAATTTACAGAGAAATTTACAGAGAAATTTACAGAAAAGGAATACAGAAAATGATAAAACATGAAAATATACCCCAAGAGCTAAAAGAAATGAATTCTTGGGTTGGATGGAAAGATAAAAAAATACCCTATTGTCCAATGAATGATAAGCCAGCTAGGACTAATGATCCTAGTACCTGGGCTAATTATGATTCGGCCGTTGAATATTACGATACCGTAGAAAATGTTCTAGGCATTGGCATTGTACTTCAGGACAATCTTATTGCCATTGATCTTGACAATTGTATTGTTAATGGAGTTATCAATGATTTTGCCAATGAAATCATTGATCAGATTGATTCCTATACCGAAATTAGTCCGTCAGGAAACGGTATTCATATCTTTGCTTTCGGGGAGCCAAGACAAGGTAAAAGAAAAACGGCTGGTTTGGAAGTCTATGATTCTAATTCCGCCAGATATTTAACCGTTACTGGTAATAAATATGGAATTGGGGAATTGTCTTTTAGAATTGATGAAATTACGACTCTCTGTGATGAATTTTTTAAAGAAAAACCAGCTCCAGGTTTTAATGACCATTCTGGTGACCATTCTGGTGACCATTCTGGTGACCATTCTGGACACACAACTATGGGCTACAAACAAGCCCAAGAATATATAGAAAATTGCGGAGGCGGTAAAGCTGGGAATGACGCTAGTGGTTATGCTATGGCCATAGCTATTAAATTAATTCATGGTTATGGACTGAATGAAAAACAAGCTATTGAATTAATGTTAAAATGGGGTAATAAGGAAAGCAATACCGATTACCAGGGTAATTACTATCCCTGGGAAGAAAAAGAGATCAGACACAAGGTAGCAGATGCTCTCAGAACACGCTATGTTGGTGTCAGAGGCGATGCAATTAATAAAACGGTAGAATTGACCAAAAGAATTAAAACTATTGTAGAAGAGCCCATTTTGGAGGTCCTAGGCCATACCGTTAAAAAAGAAAAAGAATTTGCTTATAAGATTATTACAGCAAAAGAATTAGATGTTGGGCAATATGAGTTAGAATATCTAGTTGAAAACTTCTTGGTTGCCAACCAACCATGCATAGTGGCTGGTTGTAAGAAAACATTAAAAACCAATGTTCTTATTGATTTGGCAATAAGTTTAACTAATGGTAAATTGGTACTTAATACACCGTTACTTCCAGTGACAAGATCAATTGCTGTTGGAATTATGACAGGTGAATCAGGATTGGCAACAATACAGGAAACTGCTAGACGGATATGTATTTCCAAGGGACTTAAATTGTCTGAATGTGAAAATCTGTATTTTAGTGAAGATATGCCAAAATTGGGAGCTACAAAACACGAAGATGCAATTTCTAATTTTATTAAAAATTGTAAATTAGAAGTTTTAATTATTGATCCAGCATATATGACAATTCCTAGCGGGACAAAAGCTGAAAACTTGTTTGAAATGGGAGAATTGTTGTATTCAATGAATAAAGTATGCAAATCGCATAAATGTCTTATGATGTTAGCACACCATATGAAGAAACTGAATTTCGGAGGAAATTCAAATCCTTACAATCCACCTGACATGGAAGATATTGCTTGGACTGGATTCCAGGAGTTTGCCAGACAATGGATTTTAATTGGCAGAAGATGTGCTTATGAGGACGGTACTGGTACCCACCACATGTGGATTAGGTCTGGTGGCTCCGCTGGACACAGCTCTTGTTTGGCGGTTGATATCGAAGAAGGACATAGACCAAATAGAATCTGGACTGTTAGCTCCAGATTTGCTAAAGAGGAAATTGAGAACAATAAGCAAGATAAGCAAAATAAGAAAGATGGGCAGTTTGATAGGAATTCAAATCTTGTCATTGGAATTCTTACTGGAATTGAAAACGCGGACACAAAAGCTGGAGTATTTAAAAAATCCAAGCTGGGTAAAGCATCTTTTGACAAGATTTGGGATCATATTTTGCCTGATTTAATTACCAAAGAGATTACCAAAATGAAGTGGAAAGGGGTTGGATACTATGTCTAGGATAGGCATAGATAGATTGTTGATATATATTATATATATCTACCACTATAGGGTAAGAGCGTCTTCGACTCTGCTTCGCATCTTGACGCTTACTTACCTATACACTTATTGGGTTTGGGAATACTATGGAGGTTTTAAATTATGAAAAATTACACAACTATCC